CTCGTTCACATTTTTCCACACAATTTTTGAAATTAAGGAATGGCAAGACAACCAAAACCGACAGCTCTGAAAATTCTCCACGGTGATTTTGCCAAGAATCCGAAACGCCGGAACAAGGCAGAGCCACAAGTGCAGGCAGAGACTCCCGACTGTCCAGCATGGATGAAGGGTGATGCTCGAAAAGAGTGGATCCGGATCATGGCGGAAATCAAATCCATGAAAGTGATGACTCTTCCCGATCGTGCTGCAATGGAGCAGTATTGCGTTTTGTACGGGACTTGGAGAGACGCATTGAGAGCAGTGGCAAGGGAGGGGGCCGTACTGAGTTCAGAGCATGGATCGTATGAAAACCCATCATCAAAAATTGCCCTTCGATGCTCTGCAGAAATGCACAAATATCTTTGTCAGTTCGGATTGACTCCAGCATCACGGTCACGGGTAAACGTCACACAAGAAACAGCACCAGCCAGGATGAGACGACAGCGTTGAGAATCGACAAAGTCACAAAGAGATGGATTCGAAACGAAGCCGACGAGCGAGCGGCGGCGGCGGGATGTCGCATGGACGAAGCTCGGGGCCAGTTCGTGATTGACTGGGCGCGGGATAATCTGGTTCTCTGGGAAGGGGACTGCGCAGGATTGCCACTGATCGCCAGCGACTGGCAAGCTGACTGTGCGATGCGGTTGTTTGGTTGGGTGAAAATGTCAGCTCGATGGAAACGCGAGGTTCGTCGATTCCGTGAAGCCCTCATCGGTAAGCCGAAGAAGAACAAGAAATCACCGACCGTTGCGTGGTGGGATCTTTATCTACTTGATGGCGACGGGGAGCCAGGCCAAAACGTATACACAGCGGCCAAGGATGGTCAGCAGGCGAAGATTGTTCAGGGGCACGCAATCAAAATGGTTCAGGCGTCGCCAACGCTGGCGGCTTACATGCGGATCAATAAAACAGATTCCAGCATCACGGTTAATGAAACAAACTCAGCAATGAGGATTCTGAGCAGTGACAACGTAGCCTCTCAGAAGTCAAAGGAGGGCCTCAACGGCTCGTGTTCAGTGGACGAAATTCACGTCGTTGATGCGGAGTTCATGAAGCGAATCAGCCGCATGGGGATCAGTCGCTCAGAGCCAATGATTATCCAAGTCACGACAGCCGGAAACGATCCGACGAGCTACGGAAAGCAGCGGTATGACTACGGAAAACGGGTCGAATCAGGGGCATTTGAAAACGAATCGTTTTTCTTCGATTGGCACGAGGCTCCATTCGACTTAACGGACGACGATTTAAAAAAGGATCCAATCAAGTTTGGGATGATGGCAAATCCCGCTTGGGGACACACGGTCGGAGAAGAAGAATTCATTTCAGACCTGCAGAGCTGCGATACTCCATCAGCACTTCGCACATTCAAGATGTATCGCTTGAACATCTGGCAGCAGTCATCGAATCCGTTTTTACAGTCGCATGACTGGGCCGCATGTCAGCGGGAAATGTCGTGGGAACATCTTGAGACGTTGCCATGCTGGGCAGGTCTGGACTTATCTAGGACAAGAGACTTAACGGCACTCTGTCTTTGCTTCAAAGACCATGACCAGACGCTGCACTTTCGATGGTGGTTTTGGATGCCAGAAGACACTGCAAAGCAGCGGGTATCGGCTGCCCCGTTTACCGACTGGGAGCATGACGAAAAGGCACAACTAACGCTGACAGATGGTGACTGGATTGATTATGATTACGTATGGTCAACACTCTGTGAAATCGGACAGCGTTTTCAAATTCAAAAGCTACTTTATGACAAGCGATTTGCGGACTATTTGATTCAGAGAGTGATGGTTGGTGAGCAGAACAGTGACGGCACTTGGAAGCATCGACCCGCAGAGTTTCCAATCGAAGAATGCGGACAAGGTCCATTCATTTTGAATGAGCCAATTGAGGAATTTGAAAAGCTTGTGATGTCCCACAAGCTGACACATGACGGAAACCCAATCGCTGCATGGCAGGCCAGTAATGTGACAAGGGGAAGAAATGGCCTGCTCTGCAAGCCGAATGGAAAAGACGATGTCAGAACAATCGACGGAATGCAGGCGGCTGTCATGGCTCTTGCTGGTGTCGAAAAAGGTGAGTCAAGCTTTGCATATTCCACCGCCGGTTCAGGCGTCGTTCTTTTCTAAGGTGCTTTGAACATGGTCTATGGCGTCACGGAACTTGTGGTGAATTCAATGCCGATCGTCACGTCTGCTGTCACAGATGGTGGCTGGCGTACGCTGTCGGGGCATTCAGAGAAAAGCTCTGCTGGTGTCATTGTCAATGAACTGTCGGCGATGGGGTACGCTCCTTTTTGGCGGGCAGTCAATCTCATTGCTTCTGATGTGGCTGGAATGCCCTGTGATATTTTCAAGCGACAGAAAGACGGCGGCAAGAAATACGCATACGAACACCCAGCGGCGGTTCTGCTTCGCGATCGTCCGGCAGCGTGGTGGTCGGCACGGACGATGATTGAAACTGGAACTTATCACGCCAACGTGTTTGGAAATGCGTACCTGCCAATCGTGCGTGATATGGCTGGCAATCCTGTCGAAATCGGCCTCGCGGATCCTGTAGGAATGATGATCCGCATCATGCCGGATGGTCAGAAGTGGTTCATTTGGTATCAGGATGGTCAGCCGGTGCGCGTGCCTGACAGAGATATGATTCACCTAATGAGCATGAGCCGTGATGGAATCATGGGGCTCTGCCAGTTGGACCTGTTCCGCGATGCTCTTGGCGTCGGTATGGCAGCTCAGCAATTCGGCGGGCGGCTATTCTCTCAGGGTGCCAACATGAGCGGCCTGCTGATGGTGCCTGGGCATTTCAGCGAGGAGAAAGTCAGGAACACTATGTCCGCGTGGAATTCAATGCAGACCGGACTGAACAACTCCCACAAAGTCGCGTTGCTGCAAGATGGCGTGAAGTTCCAGCAGTTGTCGATTGATCCTGATAAAGCTCAGTTCCTGCAGACACGGGAATTTGAGGTACGGCAGACCGTGAGCAACATCACCGGCGTACCTCCACACATGCTCGGCGATGCTACCAGAACGTCTCACAACAGCTTGGAAAGCGAATCACAGACCTATCTGTCTCGATGCCTCAATCCGTGGTTGAAGCGATGGGAAAGCGAACTCCGCGCCAAGCTGATGACTCCCAAGGAGCGAATGAAAGATTCGCATGTCATTGAGTTCAACCGCGAATCCGAAGTGCAGATGGAAGGTGAGAAAAAGGTGAACATGATCTACCGCCAGATTGAGTGCGGGATGATGACACGCAACGAGGCGCGAAGCTTAATGAACCTGCCAAAAATCAGCGACGAAGAAGACGGCGGTGATGATTTCTACCATCCAGCAAACTGGCTTGTCGCCGGCGAAGAGGTCGACCCGATGACAACGGACGCCAACGGCAACCAGCAGGATGCAAGTGAATCGGAAAGCGAGGATCCTGCCGAGCCATCACCGGCAGAGAATCTACTGCGAGCGATGATCACCAGCAGTGTCACGTCAGCGGTGAAACTGGAGCAGTCAAAGGTTGTGCAAAGGGCAGGATCGCAGCCCGCAAGGTTCATGGCAGAGGTGGATGCGTTCTATCAAACATGGACCGCAAACACAGTCTCAGGGCTGGAGCATTCAGACGCTCGAACGGCCATTATTTCACACGCCGAAGAGTCGAAAAGGCTGCTTTCGGATGTCCATTCGGTGTCTACTACATTAAGCCTCAAGTCAAATGTTAGCGATGTGGTCGCATCGTGGGATTCACGGGCCGAAACACTCATCAGTTTACTCATGAAAGCGGTGCAAAAATGAGAAAAATCATCAATTTAAACTGCCCTGAAAACGTCAAAAACAGCGTCAAAGATGAGGGCTTTCGCATCGTTTACAATGAAACGCCACAGGAATTAGAGATTTTTCTCACTGGAATCGTCGGTGATGAATATACGCAGTCCGACAGCGCTTCGATCAGTAAAGTCCTGAGCGCGAACAAGGGCAAGCCCGTCACAATGCGAGTGAACTCCCCAGGCGGGCTCGCATTCGATGGGCTCGCCATTCACAACGCTCTGGCCGCTCACGATGGGCCGACTGTTGGCATTATCGAAAGCCTCGCAGCATCGGCGGCTAGTCTCGCGGTTCTCGGATGCGACACCGTCAAGATGTACGCGAATGCGACATACCACATTCATGAAGGATTGTCGTTTGCATTCGGCCACATTGCTGACCTGCAAGATTCCATTGAGTGGCTACAGCAGTTCAACTCAGCCGCAATTGCCACCTATTCCGCAAAGACAGGCAAGAGTGAAAAGGAGATGGCATCGGCGTTGCTTGGTGACAAGGGCGACGGCACAAAGTATTCAGCCGAGCAAGCGAAGTCGGCAGGGTTCGTCGATGAAATTATCCCAATCGGAAAGAATAAGCCGAAGCCTAAGAACGAAGATGTTCAGAAACTGCAGGCTATGCTGAGCTACAGAATTGCAAAACATCGATTGACAAAAGTCGGATAACCTGCCTACAGTTCACACATCAGCCGAACGGTCTAAATTGATCCGAGTCGGCGACATTGATTGAGCACTGTAAATTCAGGGCGTCAGTCGTTTGCGTTTTTCGAATCTATCGAACAACGCCAGCGGCTGACGCCTTCTGCGTTGGTCCTGGCATCATAAGGGACCAATCATGAAAATCAGTGAAAAGCTGAAGGCACTGCAAGCCCAGCGACAGACCGCCATTGACGCGGCCGATGCAATCCTCGCCACCGTCAGCGACGAAAGCCTGACTCCTGAGCAGACCGCCGAATGTGACAAGCATTTGGCTGAAGTCGACCGCATTGGCAACGAAATCGAAGCCGCTGTCAAATCTGAAGCAGCAGTGGCAGATAAGATCGCCAAGCTGGAATCTCTGCGCAACGCACCGATGAATGCAGATGTGGCCCGCATCGTTGCACGAGGCAGCGGAATGTCTTCCATGCCATCCGGCGGCAATCGCGAGAAGTGGACCATCCCGGCGACCGCTCGCAAGCAACTGAAATCTGTTACCGCATTCTCGGATGAGAATCAGGCGGGCGGTTTCACGAAGGAAGAAAAGGCGTACCGCTTCGGGCAGTTCGCTCTGGCAAAAGCCACGATGGACCTGCCGGGAACGTACAATTTCGCACATGCAAAGCAGTTCGCTGCTGATCATGGCATGATTCAGAACGCACACCTTGAAGGCGGATCTGATACCAGCGGCTCGCACATCTTCGTTCCGGAAGAATTCGGCACGGATCTGATCAAGCTCCGCGAAGAATACGGCGTCGCCCGCAAGCTGTGCAAAATGGTTCCGATGAATTCGGATACTCGCACGGACCCAAAGTTTGTGTCAGGGCTGACATCATACTTCACCGGCGAAAACGCTGCATTGACAGCCAGTGACATGCAACATCAGATTGTGCGCCTGACCGCTCGCAAGATGACCTGCCTGTCGACGTATTCCAGTGAACTGAATGAAGATTCAGTGATCGACTTCGGAAACACGCTCGCTCAGGAAATGAGCTACAGCAACGCCCTGAAGGAAGATCAGTGCTTCATCGACGGTGATGGAACTTCGACCTACGGCCACATGCGTGGTCTAAAGACGATGTTCGCAACGCTAACAATCGGAACTGCTCCGGGTTTCCGCGACACGACAACCAGCAACACATGGGCAGCTATCGTGATCGCTGACCTAACGTCGCTTATCGCAAATGTTCCGGTCTATGCTCAGGCTGGAATGAGCTTCCTCTGCTCTAGCCAGTTCTATTACACGGTGATGGTGCCTCTGCTTAATGCAGCTGGCGGCGTGACTGGCAGCGAACTGCAGAACGGATTCCGTCAGCCAATGTTCCAGGGCATTCCCGTGATGTTCTCACAGGTTATGGGAACGGCCACAGCAACCAGCACGATCGCAGTCTTCCTTGGGAACTTTGCTCTGGGCTGCTCATTCGGTGATCGCCGAAAGCAGACTCTGGAGTTCTCCAAGGAAGCCACAATCGGCGGGACCAACCTGTTCGAATACGACATGGTCGCAGTCAAGTGCTCGCAGCGAATGGACATCAACGTCCATTCGATCGGCTCAGATACTGTCGCCGGTCCAATCGTCGCACTATCCACCGGATCATAATCGATCTGAGTTCATGAACCGCCTGCTGGAGATGTTCCAGCAGGCTCTTTCTGAAAGCCATGCTCTAAGGAGCCCGATCATATGCTTCCTTTTCGCTCAATCATCCATAGTCAGCTGATTGCCTCACGGGCAGTCACGAACAACGCAACAGCCACTGCAAACCTTGACACAAACGGCGCGGACTACGCGACGATCATTGTCAACATCAGCAGCGAAGCCAACACAAACGCCGTTGGTCCGACAATCCAGTTGCTGGAGTCAGACGACACCACTGCGAGCAACTTCGCGACGGTGACGGCCAACATCACGGGCGATGCGATCGCAGCAAAGCCAATCGTGTACGGCGTGGACCTTCGAGGCCGCAAGCGATATTTGCGACTGTCGATCAGTTCAGCCACCGCAACCAATGATCACTTCACAGCGTCGGCAGAAGCGATTCTGTCCCGCGTCAAGGTTGCCCCTGCTGGAACCACCGGCGTGACATCCACAAACGGCGTCACGAGGTTCGTTTAGTCTATGGCTGGCAGTCAATCACTCCGATACGAGGCACTTGTTCCATGGCTGCAAGGATGCGGGCTGAATGTCTATACCCAGTTCGGTGAGGATGGATTGATTGCCAGTGTGTTCAAGAAGATAGGGGAAACAAATCGTCAGTGTTTCGAAATCGGAGCTGCTGACGGTTTGTTCTTCTCCAACACTTTACGACTTCGAGAACTCGGCTGGGAATCGCTTCAAATGGAAGCGGATCCATCCTTGTTCGAAAAGCTCCAGTCTAATTATGGCGAGCAATGCTGGTGCCTGTTCGGGCGATTCACTGACCTGCATCCGCCTTTGAAATATGTCGGATTCGATGACTGTCCAGACCTTGGGGTGATCGACATTGATGGTCAAGACTTCTATCTCTGGGAAGACCTAACACTCTACAGACCTCGTGTGATGCTGGTTGAGATCAGCACGAGGCACCCAGAAGAACCTGCTCCTTTACGGGGCGGTGAAGGACAGGCCGGACTTTCGGCGATTAAGTCTCTCGGCGAATCTAAAGGCTACCAACTGGTGGCGACAACTCACTGCAATGCACTTTTTGTTGACGCGAAAGAGTTATGACGGATATCAAGCTAAACATCGGGGCCGGATCGACTGTGATTGAGGGATTTACTCCCATCGACCGCAAGCTAGGCACCGAAGCTTTCCCGCTGCCCTACGCTGACGGCTCTGTTGACGAGATCCGCGCCAGCCACATTCTGGAGCACTTCACTTTCGGTGATGCCCAGAAGGCGATGGAAGAATGGTCGCGAGTTCTGAAGCCTGGCGGACGCATTCGCATCAGCGTTCCAGACGTTGACAAGGTGCTGAAGGATGAAACGCCGAACCGGCTGTTCTATCTGATGGGCGGCCAGATGCACGCTGACGACATCCACAAATCAGCCTACGACCGCAATCGACTGACGGCACTGATGCAACAGAACGGCCTGAAGCAGATCAAGGATTGGTATTCACCGAACACGGACAGCGCAGCCTTGCCGATCAGCCTGAATCTCGAAGGCGTAAAAGCTCCCGTGGAAGCACCAGCAAAAAAGCAAAACACGACCACAATCCGACTCGGTGCCTACCTGACTCTCCCGCGATATGAAGCGGTGGCGTCTCGGAGCCTAATCGAACAAGCCCTGCGAGCACTCAAGATCGAACTGACAACCAGTCAGGGCGTATTCTGGGGTCAGTGTATGCAGAGGATGTTCGATAAGGCCGTCAATGATGGCATCGACTGGATTCTTTCACTCGATTCCGACTCGCTATTCACGCCGGAACAACTCAGCCTGCTGATGGACACGCTCGCCAGCAATCCACACATCGACGCACTGGCCGCTCTGCAGTGTCGCCGTGGATCGCCTTACCCGCTGCTGACGACAGGAACGGGCGTAGACAATCAGGTGGTCGAGGTCAGCAACCAACCGATCAAAGTTACCACCGCACACTTCGGCCTGACTCTGATTCGCGTCGACTCACTGCGAAAAACTCCGAAGCCGTGGTTCTTCGCTCAGCCGTCTGATGATGGCAACTGGGACGATACGCGAATGGATGATGATATCTGGTTTTGGCATCAGTGGAGACTGGCCGGCAACACGCTTTACGTCGCGCCGTCAGTGTCGATCGGACACCTTGAAGAAACCGTGGTTCAGTTCAACGACAAGATGGAACCAGAACACATGTATGTCCATCAATGGCGGGAGAGCAATTTAAAATGATGATCCAACTCACACGCGGATGGAATGGGCACGCCAAGGGCTCGATTCATTCAGGATTCGCCCCAGGCATCGCAGCAACACTCGTTTCGAATGGGTCCGCAGTATGGCTTTCCAACACAGACCAGCCAGAAGCTACGAAGACGGGCAGCGAATGCTCTGTCGAACCTTCAAAACGACCGTCGAGCCAACCGTTGAACCGATCACGCTCGAAAACCTGAAAGACCGTCTTCGTATTGGCTCAGTCTGCGACTTTGACGCAGAACTGTCGCTGATTCTGACGATGGCGCGAAAGCAGGTTGAAGCAGACACCTATCGCCGACTTGTGACACAAACGGTGGTGGGCTATCTGGACGGGTTTTTGAATGTCCGAGAAATCGAGTTGCGACTGGCACCGATCAGTTCCATCACATCGATCGTCTACACAGACCAAAACAGTGCAAGTCAGACCTTCGCGGCCAGTCGATACGCGACGGACCTAAACAGCACTCCCCCAAGAATTGTTCTCGACACAAACGACCAGTGGGAACTGACGGAAGAAAACACACCAAACGCGGTCGCCATCACGTTTGTGGCAGGCTACGGAGCCACAGCGGCATCAGTGCCAGCGGCTGCGAAACTGGCAATCGTGGAATATGCAAAGATCCTCTGGGCGGGATGTGAAGGCAGCGAAGCAAATTACAAGCGGCTTATCAGCACACTGCAATGGACCGCATTTCATAAGGTGATGTGATGAGCATCTGCATTGCCAGTTACAACAAAAAGGTATCAATTGAAAAGCTGACCGGCCAGACAGCGGACGCTCACGGACAAGTCGACCAGACCACTGATGCAAACTGGGGGCAGCACTGCACAGCCTGGTGCTCGGTGGTCAGTAAAGGTGGCCGGGAGTTTTGGAAAGTTCAGCAAACAAATGCGGACGTGTCGCATGTGTGGAAATGCCAGTACAGCAAAACAATGGCGGATGCATCACCTGCCATGCGGTTGATTCACGAGGGCAACACATACGAGATCCTGAGTGTGATTGACATTGATTTGAACCATACGGAAATCGAGATTCAGACGAAGCGAGCGGTGTGATGTTCAATATCAGCGGTGACAGAGCACTTCGCAAAAAGATGGAAGCACTCAGCAACGCTGTCAACAACCGGATCACGAAGAAGGCATTGTCAGAAGCTACGAAAGTCGTTGCGAAGGCAATCAAGAAGCAGATTCCGAGCACGCAAAAAAGTGCCCGGAAGGCGATAGGAAATTCAGTTCAGCGGCCACGTAAAGGAAAGTGGAAAGGGTTCACGTTTGCTAAAGCCGGGGCCGGCGTTGGAATGAAGAAGGCAAAGCGGTCAAAGATGGCCGCTGCGGCAAAAGAAAAAGGCCGTGGCAAAAAAAAGAAGGGCGTCGGAATCGGCGTATCTAATGTGATGTGGCTGCTGGAAGGAACGGATAAGCGATACACCGGAACGAAACGAGTCGGAGCACATAAGCGAGGCAATAAAGCTCGCATGAATACAGGCGGCAAAAAGAAATACACGGGCCGAATGAAACGATCTGGCTACGTGCAAAAAGCTGAGACGAGCACAAGAGGCTTAGTCAGCTCTACTATCAGAGACTGGGTTGCCAAAGGAATAGCAAGGGAAGTTGCAAGAGGATGAAATCAGGACTCGTTTCACTGCTAAGCTCAGAGGCCACGATTACCGCAATCAGTGGAACGCGAGTCTATGTGCAGCGAGCCCCGCAGAACGCGGCATTTCCTCACATCATCATCACTCAAATGAGTAGCGAAGAAAACACAACGCTCGATGGCGGATCCGGCCAGTTAAGGTTCTTGGATTTTGATATCGACTGCAAAGCAAAATCATCTGTCACGGCAGAGTCGCTAGGAAATGCAGTCAGAACCTACATCGACGATTACAGCGGTACAGCCGGCAGTTACACAGTCGGAGCTGTATTGATCAATGATGAGTCAGATGATTATGAGCCACCTCAAGACGGCTCTGATGTTGGTGTGTTTGTGGTCACTCTGGATCTCACGATCCATTACAACACTTAATTAAGGATGTCACACAATGGCAAAGCTGAAAGTTAAAGGGACCGTTCTGTCTCAGGGATCTGGTACATCATTCACGCCAGTCGCTCAGATTGTTTCGTTTGGCGTCGATGGAATGGAAACGGAAACCTACGACAGCCGAACGCTCGATGGGACGGCTGGCGTCGAATACGACCCGACTGGCTACGTCGAAGGTGGCTCAACCACGTTTGACCTGCTGTGGGATCCGGCCTTGGCGGGGCATCAAGCAATCGGCGACCTCGTGACCGCAGCCTGCCTGAACACAGACGGCAGCGCCAATAAAACGAACTGGAAGATCCTGTTCGCTAACACGTCTTCTACAGAGATGACAATGACGTGCGCAGGCGTCGGGATGTCCATCACGGGCGATGCGTCCAGCGGTCTATCCGCTTCACTAACACTGAAGCACTCTGGCTGCCCTGCAATTCCAAGCTGATGAGGTGACGCCATGAAGTGCAAAACGATTCGAGATATCGCAGCTGATGTCAATTGCCATCCGCCTTATGTGTCGCTGAATGCACTGGGGCGAAAAGTCATCAAAGCGGGAACAGTAATCTGCAAAGATGAGTTCCCGCTGGCTGACTGTGTAGCTTTGATTCATAACGGACTGGCCGTTCCGGATGACGACGAGTGCCATGCAGCCTGCAATCGTACAGCGTTCCAGATTGCGGCTGCGAAGACGGCTATGGACAAACTATTGGCCGGGAAAAGTCTTTCCGGTCTAGGTGAAGACGAAGAAGATAACGAGGAGGAGGATTAGTGTCTAGGGTAATCGCAACGGCAGATGAGTTTCTGAGTTCTCCGGTGCTAGACCGGCAGAAGGTGGATGTTCCAGTTCCTGAACTGGGATCCGGTAAGGTCATCCCCATTTGGGGCATGACGGTCGAGGAGCGAAGTGCATTCGAAGACCGCCGCTCACAGCTCCCAAAGAATCAACGAAAAAAGGAAGCACGCCAGATTCGTGAACGCATTCTAGTGGAATGCTGCCGAAACGATGACGGCGTTCAGTTGTTCACAATCGATCAGGTGGAACAGCTTGGCAAACGGCGCAGCGATGTGATTGAGCGACTCGTAAACGTCGCATTGAACCTGTCGGGATTCACAGAACAGGACGTTGACAGCATCGCAAAAAACTTAGAGGCAGCCAGCGAAGGTTAACGGCACTTCGCCTGGCTGAGTCCCGTGGTATTGAAGTCGATGAAATGATGTCACGGATGACACATGCTCAGTTCGAGGAATGGCACGCAAAGGATCTGATTGAGCCAATCGGCAATCACGGGACGAATGAGATCCTTGCAAGGTTATGCGTTCTGATTGCTACGTATCTGGGGCAAAAGGACGTGAAGAAAGCGGCGTTCGCGCCGTGGATGGTTGAGCCGAAGAGAGACAAAACTGTGGCTGACGATGTAGCGATTGCGGCACTTCAAATCGCAGGAGCGAGGTTAACTTAATGGCATTTCTCGGCGACTTAGTGGTTAAGATTGGGGCCAACGCCAATCCATTCACGACTGCGCTGAAAAAAGCGCAGTCGATGACAAAGACGTTTCGCGACACACTGACTGACATGAAGTCGACAGCGGCGGTATTTGCAAAGCTCGCGGCATCCATTAAAGCTGTCAACATCCAGATGGATCGGCTGGTCGGAGTATCAAAGCGAGCACTGGCGGCGACCAATATTCAAGCGGATGCAGAGCGACGGCAATTCAAAGACCGCATGGCTCAACTGAAGTCGATGCAGTCAATGCAGCCATCCGCGAAAGGGATGTTTGAAGTTGCAGGCGGGATCGGAATTGCCAACGGAGTCTCCGGGGCTGTTAGCGGTTTAAAAGACATGCTTATTGGTACAGTTAAACTGTCTGCCAGTGCCGAAGTCATGCGGTCAGAATTCGCTGTACTCCTCGGCGATGTCGGCAAGTCTGCGAAGTTCTTTGATGAGCTTGAAAAGTTCGCCGCTCGCACTTCATTCAATCTTGAATCTGCTGGCGATGCCGCCCGTGTGTTAATGGCAGCCGGCGTTTCGGAAAACAGCCTACTAGACACGATGCAACTGTTGGGTGACTTGTCACTCGGCGATGCAAACCGCCTCGGGTTTCTTTCCAAAGCCTACACCGACGTTTTCAACAAGGGGCGATTGCAAGGGCAGGAGATTAAGCAGTTCGCAGAAAACGGCGTTGGTATCGTCGCTGCACTAGCTGGAACGCTCGGCAAGACATCGGGCGAAATTCTGAAGATGTCCGAGGCTGGAGAGATCAGCTTTGACATGATGCGAGAAGCACTGCAAGGACTGACAGCGGAGGGCGGTCGATTCTACGGCGCAATGGCCGCACGCAATAGTACGTTGCTCGGTCAATGGGATTCGATGATTGAAGGCATCCAAAAGACTGGACGAGCCATCGGCGATAGTATGCTGCCGGCTATTAAGGACGTGGTGGCTCAAGCAAACGCAATGCTTGGCAAGTTCAACGAGCTGCCGGACAAGGTCGGGTTCATTGGCGATGTGATTGAGGCATCGTTTGACGTTGCGATTGAGAGCATTGCGGCAAAATGGGATGTGATGCTTCGTGATATGATTAACGGGGCTGCCAACTTTAGCGGTGACATGGCGGAGATCATGGCCGATCCGATGGGCGCTGGCGGGCGAATGGTAGGCGACTGGCAGGGGGGCAGAGAAAAGGCCGGAAACTTGCCAGCAGCACAAGCTAAACTTGATGAGCTTATGGGCAAACTGCAAGGCCCAGCGGCTGCGGCGGCACCTGCTGCGCAGGCAAAGCCACGATTTGAAGGCAACACGCCGGCCATCAATAATCTAAATGCCGTCTATGCTGAGTGGGATCGACTTGGCGCAGAAGCCGACAAAGCCCGTGACGCGTTTTTGGCCGCTGCCCCAGGGCCTGATCAGATTGCAGCGATGAAAGTTTCCGAGGATGCTCAAGCTGCGTTGTCGAAGATGGCACAGGTAACAGTGAAGGAAGCACACGCTGAAGTCAGAAAAGAAACCGGCGGAAGGAAACTAACCGAAGGCGTCTCATCCCTCTGGAAAGCTCTTGAGTCTCCAATTGCAGAAGCACAGATGGCCGCTCAAGGCATGTGGGACCGTGGCAAGATCAAAGCCGATGCAGCGATGGGAACGCTGTCCAACATATTCACTGGCGATCCCGCGAAGAAGGAAAAGCCAATCGAGCCACGACTAGCCGGGGCAATGCAGGCGGGTTCTCAGGATGCGTATTCGACGATCGTGCAAGCGATGATTCGGCAGGCAGACCCAGTCGTGAAGGCGGTGCGAGAGCAAACGAAAGAGCAGAAGAAATCGTGGAATTTAATCACGCAGACAATAAAAGAAGCGAGGCCGAGATATCTGGCTGAATTTGGCGGGATGTAAACCATGAAAGCAAAACTGATCAAGGTCTGGGAAGAAGACGCTACGAACTGGACGCCAGAACGCAAGGCAGCGATTCGTTTCGCAAAGCAGGCGGAAGACGAAGACACGCTGTTCTGTGTGCATCCAATCGGCACTGTCTTCGAAGGACAAAAAGCGAGTGTGCTTGTATCGGTCGGATTCGCAGAATGGATCATTGAGGCTACAGAATGACAGTAACCTATATCGGCGAAAATCACGCATCAGCAACAAACGATCGTGGTTCGCGTTCCTACACTCGCACATTCAAATTGTCCACCACTTTACAAGAGGAATCCGCCTATGACGTAGGCTCGCACATATTACTACCAGTCATTGGTCAGCCGCATCCAGACGATCCGTTCGCATTTTGCACAACACTGACGCCAGACCCAACGAGCCCGTGGCGTGGATGGACGGTGACGGCACAATACAGTGATGCGCGGACAATGTCAGATGAAGCAACTTCTGACGGAGCTGTCATCACATGGGGCTCAGAACAATTCCAGCGGCCAGCCGTGTTTGATCGCAACGGTAACTTCATCGTGAACTCTGCCGGCGATCCTTTTGATCCACCGAACATGATGGATGACAGCCGTCGAGTTGTCACCGTACAAAAGAATCTGGCAGTCGTTCCAACGTGGATTCTGGATTATCAGGACGCAGTCAACAGCGACTCATTCACGATCGATGGCGTTACGGTTGCTGCCGGGCTGGCGAAAATGCAAACGGTCACTGTTGGAGAAGTGCAGCGGCGAAACGGAAACACCTTCCGCTCGGTGAATTTCACGATTCATTTGCAACGCGAAGGATGGTTGCTTCGCCCTCTCGATGCTGGTTTCAGAGAGATCGCCTACGGCGGACTTGTTAACATTAAGAACCCCGGCGACGACGAACTACCAGGTGCTCCAGTGCCATTAAATGGCAGCGGTGTATCTCTTGCATCACCATCATTTTCGACATGCGTCTTCCTGTCGTTCGAAGTCTACGCGACTCGTGCATTTTCCTCCCTTCCGCTGAGCTAAACCACATGGCAGACGAGATCAAAATAACGCAGTCCGTGCGACTTGTGAAAAGTGCACTAAAGCACGAATTCACTCCGCCACAGTTGTCGCTGACTATGACCGGCTCGCTTGTCTACGACCTCACAACGAGCGTAGGCACGTCGGAGGAAACGGTAGGTCCGACGTTTGGCGACATCGGCACGGAGGGATTGTGCATCGTCTATAATCTCGACCCCACGAATTACGTTCAGGTGGGATTTGCAACGACTGTCTATGGGATGCGATTGCGTGGGGCGAATGCTCCTGCAATCTTCTTTCTTGAGCCAAATGCTACGTTGTATCTCAAAGCAAATACGGCAGCCTGTAACGTGCGTGTGATCGTCTACGAGTACTAAACCACATGGCCGAAGATCAACCAATTGCATTCGGCCCGAAAGCCGTTGAACAAATCGCGCAGACGGTGCGCGAAGTCGCCAGGCGAATGCAAAATGAAACTCCGCATCGTGGTCGATGGCAGCAGCGACCAGGCGGTGGCGTCATCACAATCCGATTTCAAATCACCGATCCAGTCTACTGTGAAGCCTGCACAGCAACCGGCACTGTCCTAAGCCGACCGCCTGGAATGGCAACCGTGCCAGGTGAGTACGACGGAACGGTCACGATTGCAGACAGGCTCGGGTGTTTCCTGAATGAATCGAACGAAGCTCTGATCGGCCGCAAAGGGTACGCCGTCTACCTTAGCTCAGAGTTTGAAGGGCCATGTCCGGGAATGCCGAATCCGTCATTTGAAATCATTTCACTATGCTGTGCGGAGACTCAGTGTGCCAGTTAAGGGATCACCTTGCCCGTGTGGTAAATGTGACACACGGCTGAACTGCAGTCAGGGCAGCATTGTTGGCGGAGCGGGGGCAGTGAATGGCGGTGCTCAGTGCTGTAAGTGCGTGCCTACGCGATTGTGCTTTATGTTGACGATGCCTGACTACACAGTTAGAAAACAGACAGTCGCAATTGATTGTGCCAGTGGAGCGCACTTCGTAAGTTTTGATTTTTCAGGCACCGTGCTCGATGTTCGGTTCGAGGTAGCTCAAGACGCAGGCGGCGAATGCTGGGTAATGCTCGGATCGAATTTGCTCGGTCTTGGCGCGAGCGTTGGCGGTTACGACACGCGAATTTATCAGACACTCGAAGGCACATTTGAAGACGAATACGGTAAGCTAACGCGGCGGTCAGTCTGTCAGAATCCGAACTATGAATTCGAGCTTGATTTAGCCGGAACATCGTTCGGCGATGGCGTTGCGGTCCTGCAGATTCGCAGGGCGGCTTACGTCGCGGCATCTGAAGCGGATCGCAATTGGCAGGTCGATCCTTATGCGTGCATGTGCCAGTGCGCGTGCATCGAGCTGGTAACACTGGACGGCGAAGTGTTTCGCGAAACCGTGTGTATTGAAGGTGGCATATGGAATGCCCCGTTCGACATACTCGATGACCAATGGGTGATCATCACGCGAGAGTCTGCGGAGGGTGATCCGACACGACTTTCGATGCGATCATCAATCGGTGACGGCGAGGAACTCAGTGCTGCCTGTGGCTGCATCACGAACCTCTACGCCGAGTGGGAAACGAGTTATGGAACGGTAAAAATCACATGCTCCAAACAAGGCTGCATCGACTGCACTTGCTGGTGTGAATATATCTGTATTACATACCAAGACGACGTGCGGCTGGAATCTGTAATAGCGCAATGGGACGATGACATCGGCGGCTGGGCCGGTTCTCTGACAACGTCTGATGATGGCTATCCGACGACCTTCACAATCGCAAAAAGCTGCGATGCTGCAAGAGGTGTTACACAGATTCGCATGTCTAGCGACATCGGATCAGGCGATCCGGTTGATATTGAATGCCCTGAAATTTCGACATTCTGGCTGCTGGAGGATTATTTTGGACGCCCCTTAACAGTGACTGTGGAGTGTGCTGTATGTGAAGAATGCCCCGGCCCCACAACAGTGGAGCCGTGTGGATGTTACGACTTCATTCCAGAGAAACTCTACGCAACGATTACGCCTGGAACGCCGCCGCCAGATCCACCAGAAACACCTGGCCAAAACGCATCATGCGTCGGAGCAGATGGGACCATTGTTCTCAGGGCACAAAGAGCAGCGGGGGCCGTGGTTGGATGGTTTGGATGTGGCTATCCGTTCGCCGGCTGTCCAGATGTGCGAGTCTGTCTGGAGCTTCGGTGCGCATCATCATCGGCTGACGGATCGGGACTTGAACTGACGATTCGATATGACGGCGACTTTGCTCATGCACTGCTTCCTGATGCGTCTGGATGCGATCCATACAGCGGTTCATGGCTAAATATCAATAAAGATCAAACATGCTGCCAATCAACAGGGATCGTTGAGAATGTCTATGACATCACAATCACTGAGTGAGTGCGAGAAGTTTCCGGGAAGGCTGGGGACCATCTGCCGGGGTGAAGCCGACTTGCCACTGGGGACAATCAACAGCTACCGAGAGAGATGGGGACTTAATCCACTAAGCGAGGCCGCTGCGGAAGTCGTCAAGTCTCGCAACACATTCCACGCTCCCGCCACTGGGGTGAAGCGATCGTGTTGCGGGCAAGTGTCTGCGCCGGCAATCAAAAGACGGAGCCTGATCGAGCGAGCCGCGCAGTATGCTGCGGCACTGCTGAAGCATCGACAGGATGATTCAGCAGCTCCTGCCATTGATGACCTGCTCTTCCGCAAATCGCAGTGCGGATCGTGCCCGCTCAACAAGGACAACAAATGCACGTTGTGTGAATGCCCGCTGCTGAAGAACCTGCTGAATAACGGGAAGCTGTTCTGGCGAAGTGAATCGTGCCCAGTCGGAAGGTGGCACCGACAGAACGACACACGCAAGCCGCTGGTGAATCCAGTCCATCATTTAATGTTCCATGTCTACCCGAAACGAGGAGCAGAATGGAATTGGCATTGGCACATTGAGCAGATCCGAAAGTATGCACCACAGTTCAACGGGAAGATCTGCATTGGGGTTTCCACTGATAATAACACCGCGACGGCGGATGAAGTCAAATCACTCATGGCGGATATACCAGTAGATGAATGGGTGATTGTCAGCAACACAAAGAAACGGGCCGAAACAGCAACACACGTTGAGTTGTTCAAGTGCATTCAGACGACTGATCCGAATCATCTCGTGTTCCGTTATCACACGAAGGGCGTGACACACGGCAAGAACAGTGTAGAGCAAAAATGGGCTGCACTCATGTGGCAGGTCAACATGGATCTTCTGATCGTTCACGATGCTCTGGCCAGTCACTTGACATGCGGTGTGATGCGATCACAAAAGCCTCTGGTTGTGAAGCCGAACGGCGGGAATTTCTTTTACGCCGGATCAGCCTATTGGATGAGGTGCAAGGAAGTATTCGAACGTGATTGGCAGACGGTTGAGAACGATCGATGGTGGGTTGAGTATGTTCCGGCGCATCTTTTTAAGTTTCATGAGTCAGCGTGCCTGCTTCACGACTTCACAGAATCGTCAGTGTTGAGCGAAAAGTATTTCAGGGATCTTGTCCAGCCTGAGTGGGACAACTGGAAGTTTGCGAGGGGTTTATGATTCCTGTTTACGTTAACGCTTTCAATCGCCTGACAACCACACGCAGGCTCTGTGAACAGATTGCCGTCCTTCCAAATGCTGTGCCAATCATTGTTGACAATGCGTCGACGTGGGGGCCGCTTCTGGAGTGGTACGAACACTGCCCCTATGAAGTGATCCGACTTCCGCAAAACATCGGGCATCACGCCCCGTGGAAGTGCGGGGCAGTAGACCGCGACAAATCAGGGTTCTACGTCGTGACGGACTGCGATCTGGATATCGGAGATTGTCCGGCAGACCTTATGGACCTGATGAAAGTCCCGTTTGGCTGGAATGACGGCATCATAAAAAGCGGTCTTGGATTACGAATAGACGACCTGCCGCCGTGGCAATCTGTCGTAAAAGGATGGGAGGCACGCTGGTGGAAGTTTCCTGCCAAAGATCCGCGATTCTTCTCTGCTCTGGTAGATACGACGTTTGCCATGTATCGAGCAGGAACGCCAATCAGCCACGCAACCAGAGTTGTTGGCGCGAAATCAACACGAACTGCCCCGCCATATCTCGCGAGGCACGTTCCGTGGTATCTCGACCTGCAAAATCTAGATGAAGAAAATCAGAACTATTTCGCAACAGCAAACGGGTCGGCATCATGGCGGCCACAGGGCAACCAATTGGTTTCAAATTACAGTGGAGTGGGTAAATGAAGGAAATAGTTTGCACTGTCATATGTGCCGGGCTGTTGGTGTCAGTGGTATCTGGATACATGATCGAAAAAGATCGCAGGGAGTATCTCGACCACTGGAGTAATCCGGATCGCGTGCGTGAGCGAATACAGCAGGCACAGACTGAGCAGATTCCGCAATGGACCGATGAAACCATGGTTACGGCCGGGCGGCCCCCAATAAGACGGGGTTGCCCACCAACGAAGCCTGGGAAGGGCCAACCTCGATCGGGGTTGGCTCGCTTCGTTTAACCAGCCGCCAAACAATTTCCGCGAAGTGCTTTGAGCTATTGCAATCGCTGGTATGATGCGGACGCTGTTCGGCGTGGAAACCGACTGGCGACTCTCAATCGTAATGAATCATTGAATCTGGGCCGCCTGTCCCGTACACTCAGGCACCGCGATTTGAGAGTCGCACAATCCACAATGACAGCCAGGGCAGAAATGCTCTGGCTGTCGGCGTTTGTGCTTCCCGGAAACGTCTAAGAAACGTTTTGCAGAGTCGCGGGGCTGTCCGATGCAGGCAGAGTGGGGCGACTTTAAAACTGTCCACTTCCTTGCGGTATGAAGTCCCATCGGACGGCGTCAGGCCACGATGACTTTGACCGACTCTTCTTACCAATACTCTGACGATAATCGTCCAGGGGGTAAGGGGGTTGCGTCTAAAGAACCCTCGAACAGCATCAGTCCGCTTTGTAACGACCAACGGGAGTATGTGATGGCTGCATTGTCTGAATGGGCAAAAGAGAACAAGCGAAAAAGAACTCGTGAGTGGTACGCCAAGGCAAAGGCTGAAGGGCGATTGAAGCCAAAGACGGGCCCGCGAAAATCACGCGCAAATGAACTGTTGACTGATGGGCAGATCCAAAAACGCCGGCAGTCGCAAAAAAGATTTGAACAGAGTCGCGGGTCAACATACCAGTCATGGCGAGCGATGCGTAAACGATGCTTTGAGTTACGGCACAATGACTATCGAAATTATGGCGGTCGCGGAATTACGGTCTGCTCAGAGTGGATGTCATTTGAGGCATTCGCCAGCGACATGGGCGAGCGGCCACTCGGTATGACGATCGATCGAATAAACGTGAATGGCAATTACGAGAAAAGCAACTGCCGATGGGCGACCGCAAAAGAACAGGCAAAAAACCGAAGAACAAAATCGGAAGTGGCTGCATCAAGGGAGCAGAATCCGAAAGTCACATAAGGACTGGACAGAGCGGTGGTGCGCACTAGCCATCCGCGAGCCTCTCCGCAGTCATGCTGATTAGAAGGCCCAATAAAACACGGGCAAAACAAAATCCTTTTGCTTTTTTACAAAATGATATCACCATCCATTGACGTCAATACCGATAGTGATATCATGCCCGCACTGAGACGCAAAACACCTGGTAAGGAAAAGAACAATGAGCTACTCAAAAGCATGTGAGATTCTTGGATACACAACACCAAAGTCACTCGAAGGAAATGCAAAGCTAGCTGAGATGCGACTGCGGTACATGCCAGTGAGCGCCCCTGTTCGCTATGCGGTTGCCTGTGACATTTTGATTAAAGCAGCGAGGTAATTGAAGTGACAAAAAAGATAAAAGGCAATCCGCAACTACTGCTGCGGGTTCCCCCGGAACTTCAAAAGCCGTTGGCGGATGAAGCAACGAAGACCGGCGAGACTCGGCAGGGCGTGTTGTGGCGGATTGCGGCGAAGTATTTTAAGGGCCGAAAGAAGTAAGATTCAGGGCCGGTCACTCAGAACAAAACAAACAGTTGGAAACTATAAAATGATCAATTTCTTCATGGTGACATTAGTAATTGTATTGCTCGGAATCTTCGCTGCTGGCTCATGCGAGCTAGCCGGAGAGAGAACTGAACGAAAGCGTGTAGAGAAGTGGGCTCGCGATCGATACGGAAGGACATATTAATGCAAAAGCGTTGCCCAAAATGCGAGACAAAAAAAGATGTCTCCGAGTTTTATCGAAACAAAGGGGCATATGACGGACTTTCTAGTTATTGCAGTGAATGTCAAAAACAGAAAGAGGCCGATGCAAGCAAGACGACGAAAAGGCGAAATCAGCCAGCGCAGCGAAAACGATGGGCTGAGCAAACCGTGAAAATGCTGCGACTCGACGATAAAGATTATTGACCGGCCAGTCCAAGCCTCCCTCAGAGACTGCCCCATTGAAAATGATTTTCAACGGCTGGCCCCCGCAAGCCAATGAAGGCGGGCAGTCTCTGGTTTTTACCCAAACGGAAAGGATGTCGCATGTTAGTTTTGAAAAGAAGAGTTGGCGAAGAAATTATTATCACGGTCGGTGAAGAGACGATCGTCGTGAAACTAGTTTACATTCATGGTCCGACCAGTATTGGAATTGGGGTCACAGCATCTCAAGAAGTGCGGATCGATCGGAAGGAGATCCATGACTCAATCATGGAGACTGGCTTCAATCCCGAGGCATATCCGATTAAGCCTCCTGCTCCGGTTTCCCTCACTGCACCAGATGCTGTCAGGTTGTGGCAGAAAACTCCAGTCAGGAGGGATGTCTGATGTCAGCGAAGAAACCAAGGAATCGGTCGGGTGCTATGCACCCCCCAGTCGAACACAAGCCAGTGACTCCGGATCCAACACTGGAACAGATTTGGGGTACTGAGACAACTATGGGTATGGCTGAGATGATCCGTTTAGAGCGGCCTGAGATTCCACAGAACAAAGGTTGTCATCGGGATCCAATGATCAGGGAGTGTTCAACACGAATGCTGCCATTTGGTCACGGCGTGCTAAGGGGGCAAGGATGAAGTTGCTGCTGCGTGATACTCTCGAGCTTAAGCTCACGAACGGAAATGACGGGCGCGGTCATTCGTTCTGGAAGTCTGCCAAGTTCCGCACGTCTTGTGAGCAATATCTGCGAAAATACCATCAGCAGCGAAAACCGTTTAAGGTTCCTGTTGTCGTTCATGTGACGCGGTTGTTTTCAGGGCGTGAGCGGCTCTGGGATTCGTCGTCAATCGGGCGTGGCAATTGGAAAGAGATTGAGGACGCCCTAGTCGCTGTCGGTTGGTTTCACGATGACTGCCACGAGTGGATTAAGCGGACAGTATTTGATCAAAGAAAACATAATGAGTCGTGTGTGTTGGTAGAGGTTTTTGAATTTTCTGGAGTGAGTGAATGAAGATCTTAAAAGGAAAACAGGGCGGACCTCGTCGCGTTCTGTTTCATGGGACGAACTTTATCGGAAAGACGACGTTTGCCTCGCAGGCATTCGGTGGGTGCCTGCTGGCAAATCTAGAAGACGACAAGGATGTTGACATGGATAAGTCACCACCCATTAAAACATGGGATGAGTGGCAGGAATTCTGGGGCTATTGTGACAGTACAAAAGACTTCGCATATCGCTGGATTGCGATCGACACAATCGACGCGATGCAGCGGATCATCGAGAAGCAGATCTGCAAAGAAAAAAACGTAGAGTCAATGGCTGACGATAAATTCAGCTATGGCAAAGGCAATAAGCTGATTGAGTCAATGTGGGATCGAGTCAAGTTCCAGTTGGATTGGCTGCACACTGAACGAGGGATTGGAATCATCCTGCTGGCACACAGCGATGCCGTTAAGATTACGCCACCAGATGCACCATCGTATGAGCGGTGGGAGCCATCAGTCTGCGAGTTTGCTCGCGACTTGCTCTGCGACTGGTGCCAAGAAGTTTTCTTTGGTTCGTTCCGAACCTATGCCGTAAAAGAAGACACTGGATTCAATCGCACTCGCAATATTGCTGCTGGCGGAACTGAGCGAGTCATTCGCACGTCCCCAACAGCGGGCATTAGGGCAAAGAATCGCCTGCAGATGCCTGAAGAAATCACAGAGTTTAGTTTTGAGAAGTATGCGGAGTTTTTCGTTCCAGGTGAAGTTTTGAAAGGGAAGAGTAATGGCTGATTTAGGCGGGTTTGATGCGTCACAGGTCAAAGAAAGTGAATTTGAGGCTCTGCCTGCGGGCGAGTATCGAGCTGTCATTTCTGATAGCGAGCGAAAGAAAACGAAGGACGGCGAATCGGAGTTATTGCAGGTAAAGCTGCAGATCATCGAGGGGCCGTTTAAAAATAGAACCATCATCGATCGGTTCAATTTATGGAATAAGAATCCAGCAGCAACCACTATTGCTCAGCAGCAGTTTAAGAAGGTCTGCGAAGCGGTGAATATTCCGAAGCCTCCAGATTCATCATCTCTGCACATGAAGCCGCTGATGATCAAGCTGGCCGTGAAGGAGTACAACGGCAGCAACCAGAATGAAGTCAAAGGCTATAAAGCAGTCACGGCTTCTTCTGCTGCTCCAGTGGTAACGGCGACGACTACTAAGCCAGGCGGCTGGTAGTTCTTTATTTACAAAAACAAAAGGCGTGGAGGCAATCCTCCGCGCCTTTTTTATCGACGGAGGGTGAGTAGGATGTTTATTCAAGACGCAAAAACGTGGGCCAAAAAAGCTGCTGATGAGCCGCTTTGGGTTGCTCAGTGCCTCCAGCGTGTCGGCAGGTTTGGAGGACAACACCCAACAAGCAACGTGCTGATTCATTCACTTGAAGTGTGGTGGATGCTCAGGCATGAAGATCCGGTGACACAACTTTGGGCTCTGTATCACGATGCTCACGAGACACTGACCGGCGACATCACGCGGCCAGTAAAGAATAGGATTACGCATAACTATCAAGTTTTGCTTGATGCGTATTTACAAGAGCAACTTGGCATTACCTACACAGGAAACGTCGTTGCAATTACAGACGCTGAGTGCGGCGACACTGAGGCTATGATGTGGGGCGATGTCTGTTATTCATTTCGGCCAGAAGAATGCTGTAAGACTTTTGTTTCCATGGTAAGGGCAGTACGTCAGGAGATTTCTAATGGACTTTAGAACACCTGAGTCACAGTACGCATCCAAGCATGACTGCCCTGTCGGGGATGTTGTGCATGGAGGGCTTTTCCCGACTCCATTCGGGTCGATCAGGCAAACGCCAGAGCAAGTAAAAGGGGCTGAAGAGTTTTGGCGCAAGGCTAATGAAGCCAGAGCTAAAGCAACAGCAAAGCTTAGGGAAGAGATTGCGGGAAGTTGGCTGGAACGAAGCGAACAAATTCTGAAAGAGGAAATTGAACGTGCTAAAGGATTGTGAGAAAAGCTGGCTGAATCGAGTAAAGGAGGATCTATGAGAACTCAAGTATCTCTGAAAGTTGGCACCAGAGAATACCTGCTGACCAACTGGGCAAAAATAAAAGGCATCTCCCGCGAAGCCCTTTATTTCCGCATGAAGTCCGGGTGGACCCCAGAGCAAGTCATTGGTGAAGAGCCTCGCCCAAAGCGAGAAGCAAAACCAAGGAGTGCGGTCAAGAATCCGCAAGGTCCGAGGCCGCGAGAAAATAAGCTTGTCGATCATTTAAGACTGCGAGCAAAGCTCAAGGCCGTGGTAATTACGGATGACGAGGCGACAGGCAAGGCTGCGAAGGAGATCCGTACGCTTGCAGGTTTGTCGCAGGAAGACGCAGTTAAAAGTTTAGGTTGGTCACTGGCCAAGATGTCAGAAATGGAGCGAGGTAGAACAAAATGGAAGCAGAGAGATATTGATCATTTTAACTTAGTGTCAAAGGGATGGGTGAAAAATGAAAACGCCTGTACTTAGCCCTCGCTGGTATCAGTCCGAAGCAAACGATGCTGTGTGGAAGTACCTCAATGAGAAGAGCGGGAACTGCGTTACCGTTCTTCCAACAGGTGCAGGCAAAAGCCTCCTGATTGCACTGTTGATTCGGCAGGCGTTGGAGTTCGGAGGGCGAGTGGTTGTCCTCGCGCATCGTAAAGAACTGCTTCAGCAGAACGCTGACGAGATCAGGGGACTGATTCCCGGCGTCGATGTTGGCATTTACTCAGCGGGGTTGAAATCCAGAGAGATACACAACACTGTTGTTGTCGCTGGCATTCAGAGTGTCTTTCGTAAAGCTGAGGATTTAGGGCGAAGACATCTGATTCTCGTGGATGAATGCCACCTGTGTAGTGACCTTGAAGAGTCCATGTACAGTACGTTCCTGAACGCTATGAAGCAGCAGGAAGGGCTTAGGATTGTCGGATTGAGCGCTACGCCATTCAGGACTGGTACAGGCCCAATCTGCGGACCTGACAGGATCTTTCAACGAATTGTTTTTGAAGCAAAGACTGCGCAGTTGATTGCTGAAGGATTCTTATGTCCGATCACAAACAAGGTTGCAGAGGCCGAAGTCAACACTGACAAAGTCGGGCTGCGCGGTGGTGAGTTTGTTGAATCAGAAATGCAGGCGGCATTCGATGTTGATGAAAAGGTTCAGGCCGCTTGCGCAGAGATCATCGAGAAGACACAGGGCAGGCACAGTGTGTTGGTCTTTGCGTCTGGTGTTCACCATGCGGAGCAGATCGCTGAGTTGCTTCCTGAGTCTGCTGTCGTCACTGGCGAGACGCTGCCAATCGAACGAGCCGAAACGCTGCGAAGGTTTGTAGCGGGTGAGCTTCGCTTTCTTGTCAATGTCGATGTCTTGACCACTGGCTTCAATGCTCGGTGCGTCGATGCCATTGCTATTCTCCGAGCGACGATGTCCCCTGGGCTTTTCTGTCAAATGGTTGGCAGGGGGCTGAGGTTGCATGACAGCAAAACCAACTGCTTACTCTTAGACTTCGGTGGTAACATCGCTAGGCATGGCTCAATCGATGACGAGAACTTTGGGCGGTCGGAAGGCAAAGGGCGAGCGGGTGTTGCTGCCGAAAACGGACGAGGTAAGCGGTGTCCGTCCTGTGAACTGGATGTGTCTCCGGCAACAGTTGTCTGCCCTGAGTGTAATTTTATCTTCCCTCGTGATCGGGAGTTGAAGCACGACATCACTGCGGATGAAACGTCTCAACTTACCGGAGCCATTCCTCCGGAGGAATGGGAAGTCAAGGATGTTGTCGTTCGGGTCCACACGAAAAGGGATGACGAGCACGCTCCGCAGACAGTGCGGGTTGATTATGTGTGCGGAAAAACTGGAGTTGCTGGAAACCTGACAACGATCCTCATACCTGAATGGACTTGCCCAGGGCATCAGGGGTTCGCACGTTTGAAGTTTCTAGCCTGGTGGGATGCTCGATCAATATGTGATCCACCGGATAACGCCACGGATGCTGTAGCTTTGATTAACATGGGTGTCTGTCGCAGGCCGGTAAGAATCACAACCAAGAAGGATGGTCGCTGGCATAGGGTCACAGAGTGCTTCTTTGAATCAAAGAAGCCGACTGAGCTGGCACAGCAGGAAGAGACAAAAGTGTTTTCAGGGATTGATGACGACCTACCGTTCTGATAGAGTGATTGTGTCGGAGTAGAAGCCGACAACAACAATATAAAACCCTTCGGGGTCTTGACCGTTCGCAGGTGCCTTCTACCACTTGCGGACGGTTTTTTTATTGGAGTTTTAAGACGTGAGATATGTAATTCAAATTGAATTTCCGAGTAAGCCAGTCGTTGAGATTGAGCTAGATCTGGAATCTACCCCAGCAGTCGGCCATGTGATTGAGTTTTTTGGAAACTACGAACTTAAATTAAAGGTTGAAGTAGTCGAACACGGCATTGATTTTCCCTCAATGAAAAACATTGACACTGTGTTAATTTGCAGCCTTCAGACTGGGAGCCAACACGCAATCAATGATTTCCTAAGGTGGATTCAATGAATAACTACGACCGGATTCCTCAAGAGCTTCGTGATGTTCACCAGTGGCATTGCTGGAAGTTTATAAAAAACAAAGACGGCGACGATGTGAAAATTCCGATTCAGGTAAACGGATCGGCGGCAAAGTCAAACGACTCATCCACATGGACAGACTTTGAAACTGCCTCAGACGCAAGCCAGTTCCACAGTGGATTGGCGTTCGAGATTACTGGCCCGTGGACTGGAATAGACCTCGATGACTGCATTGATGATAATGGAATTAAGGCATGGGTTATTCCGATTCTGTGCAGACTCGACGGCATCGGTTTTGCGGAGGTGTCCCCAAGTCAAACGGGAATCAAAATCCTAACACGGGCACGCAAGCCTCTGGGTTCTAGATGCACCCATAAGCACAGCGAAGGTCAAATTGAAGTTTACGACCACGCTAGGTTCTGGACGATCACAGGTGATGTTTACGCTGGCAACGATGAGATTGGCGACGGGCAAGACGCGGTTGATTGGATTTGCGAAAAATATCTTTCACGCGAAAAAGAATCTCCTGCTGTACCAAAGATCCCTGCCAATCCAAAAAACGCAATGGTTGCGTTTGAGAACAGGATAGACTCTTATATTAAAGCAGTTCCCCAAGCTGGAGAGGGAAGCCGAAACAACTCAGCATTTTCACTTGCTGGACATCTCCGAGGTTTTAACCATGATGGAGAACTGCTTTCTGAAGATCGATTACTTCAAATCGCCCGTGATTGGAACCTTAAGAATCCTACCCCACTTTCAGATGATGAGTTACAGAGGGTCGTTGATTCATGCAAAAGAAACGGAACGCCGCGTGAAATAAAGTATAATCGACCAATGGAGGCGTTTCACTCTGAGGTTGATCTGTCCGGAATTCTAGGTGAAGAACGCGGCGATGATTTTGATGATGAGCAATTTTGCGCAGGTGCCGTACCTGAATCCGGTCTTCTCCGTGAAGTCTTTGATTATTACTGCCAGACATCGCACCGAACGAGCTACGTAATGGGATTGGCTGTTGCTGTCAGCTTATGTGAAACGATTTCTGGGCGTCGAATTGCAAGCCACACCGACATGCGGACCAATGATTACAACGTGATCATGGCCCCGACAGCGAGTGGGAAAGAAGCCTGTGAAACTGCAATCACAAAGATATTACAGGCTGCTGGAACCGTCTGCATGATTCCACCGGATGTACAATCCGGAAACGGACTTATGAAAGCAATCCATTCATGCCCTTGTGGGATTTGGTGCTGCGACGAATTTGGAAAAGTGCTGGAGTCAATTTTAGATAAAAAGTCCAACAACGGGCATGCGAAACAGATAGGAACTCATCTCCTGAGACTGTACTCAAAGTCTGCTGGTCTTTACGGCGGAGCTGCTCACGCCGATGGGATCCGCAATCAGGTTGATCAGCCGCACCTGGTTCTTCTGGGACTGACGACAGGGCAAATGTTCGAGACAATCGACAGCCGGCAGGTTCAAGACGGGCTTTTCGGGCGGCTGGCATTTTGGCCAGTTCAGAATCGGCCAAAAAGAAAAACGGCCAGGGCGATTCCGGTTCCGGATCGGCTGGCAGAAACTGTACGTCAGTGGATGCAGTGGGAGCCAGTGAGCGGCAATCTCGGAATTCCGGCGGCTGAAATTATTGAGATGACAGATGAAGCAATTAAACGATGGGATCACCACGCAGACGCAATTGACGAGCGAATGGAGCATGAAAGCGAATCACGGGCTGCAATCTGGGGGCGTGTCGCTGGTCGGGCGATGAAACTGGCTATGGTTCATAGGGCATCGAGGTTAGACACGGACCCAGGCACGACAGACTGGCAGTTTATTAGGATTGAACTTCGGGATGTCAACTGGGGGATTCATATCGCGAACTGGCTTGCTAGGGTGGCCTGTGCGCTGATCCGGGAGAATGTCGTGGACTCACAGGCTAACCGAGCGAGGCACGTCCTGCAGATGGCAGTCTCGAAGCTTGGTTCAGTATCTCGACGGGATCTCATGCGAGAGTTCCGGTCGATTAGCGGAAGTGAGTTTACTGCTGCTGCTGAAAGCATGCAGGCAGATGGGTCAATTGAGGTTGTGGCTGAGTCTGGAGTGACGAAAAAGACGATCATCTACAAGCGTGTTGATCAGCCAAAAACATAGTGTACAAAATCTATTTTTTTGGCTTGGACAAATCTCCGGACAAATAAATCTGTCCGGAGTAAGTGCTAGACAGTTACTGTCAACAACTATACCGACGTACACCACACATACCGAATCTGTCCCGAATCTGTCCCAAATGTTTGGGACAGATTCGGATAGAGTAAAAACCAATAAAAACACTGTATAAACTTAAAAAAAACTATACTCTTTAATAGATCTGTCCGTGTTTTTCTCTGGGGAGGTATATTGTCTTTGTTTCCTTTTGTTTTCTGGTGTTTCTTGGTTTCTTCAGTTTACCAGTGGGACAGATTGGACAGATTTATTTGAAACTAGTGTACAAGCCTAGCCCCCTAACCCGGCAATCACTTAAAAAAACCACCGAATGCCAGCTTGACAAATTGCGGCGGAAGTGATATCACTAGTCAGGTAGAGGAATTCCGTTCCGCTGCTTGTTGGCGGAACTTCAAAAACAAAGGGGTTTTCGATGAGTCAGGTAAAAGACGGCGGTCCAGCATTTCCGCATCCGACAGAAGGGTTTTACGACGATCCGGAGCGTGGCATTGGGTTCAACGTGTTCACGGGAATGAGCCTCCGTGATTACTTTGCGGGGCTGGCATTCACTCAGTTGGTTCATCGTCGCGAGATGACCGAGGGAGCCACCTACAGCAAGCCAGAACTTGCGGTGGAAGCGTATGCCTATGCTGACGTGCTGCTGAAGGCGAGAACGAATCAATTGGTTTCGGAAGTCGAGACCGATGGCGATGAGCCAGGATGGTGTGGCCATTGTGCGTGTTCTCCGTGCCGCAAGGCACAGCAGCGAAATGATTGCTGAATAGCATCGGTTCGTGGTTCCGCTGCTGGGGTGATTTATCGAAAAAAAAGGGGTTTATTATGCGAGACGGCTTCAGAGATTACGACCGGTGGAAGTTGGCCTCACCAGATGACGAAACTGACGAACGCGAGGCGAAACGACTGAGAGACGAGCGAGACGCAGATCGTGCAGACGTGATGCGAGACCGCGAAAAGGACGAGCGATCTGAGCGGCGGCAAGAGGCGGAGCTGGAGATGCGAATGATGCACGGGGGTGAGTGATGCACGAAGAACTTCTAAACGCACTGGCAAGCAGCAAATTTAAGGCACTGCGAAACTACGGGGACCGCTGGGGAATTTCGCACGTGTCGTTTGACGGAGAGTCCATCGCGAGCGTGCCTTGCCATGACACAAGGTCAGCGACTGTAGGGTGAAAGGGAGACAAAAAGATGATTGCTCTTTACGATATGTGCTGGGAAAGCCAATTTGGGGAAGTGTATGTTGCTTTCACGTGGCCCGGCAGACAACCAAATTATCAGCTCCACACTCAGACCAGCATTCTGTGGTTTAAGTCGCGTCAGTTGATGTTTCAGATGATGTTTTAGTGGCAGCGGAGCACACTTCCGCGGTTGGAGGAAATCATGAGTGACAGTTTGCCAGTATCGTCGGAGACGCATGATGTGCGGATCATGGAATTGATCGTGATGCCGAAAGGTCAGCCGACATTCAGCGAGATGGCCACACGAATATCGATTGATGATGAGGCTGCTGGAGAGTTTGTGA